CGCGTTGCTCTAGCGTTATTGTGTTAATCTTAAACTCACGTTCTTTGGTGTACCCTTCGGATGGCGGTGCCAGGACATAGCCGCCCTCGCCTCTAGTTTCTATTAAAACTATTTCCTTAGCGTGTGGTGTCTCGCTAAGTTCATCTTTAGTAGCATGACGCATGGCTAGCTTTTGGTTGCCCTCTACAAGTTCGCAGCGATAGTAAAGATGGTAGCCGCCGGACTTAGTACGCACCACATAAAGTAGTGGCATAAGATCCGTTAAGGCATCTTTAAGTCTATCCCAAAGGTTACCGCTTACGTCGTACTTAAGATCAACGTCAATAATTTCCAGGCCACCCGAAACACCGCCACCGATTATAGCAATGTTCTTGCAACGATCATTCGTGAACTGGGCCTTAATAGTTGCATCGTCCATGATAGAGGATTGAAACTCCGTCCAAGGAAAAACGGCACGCTTATTTTCTCCTATTGGTATAACGGAGAATCCTTGCTTTGTGTAATAGTTGGCTGCTTTAATCATTGGTTATAGTTCTTGCATTTTATAAATTGTTCTTACCTCAAATCCTAGTTCTTGTAGTTGCTCATGCCGGTACTTTTGCAACTCACTTAGTCTACCTTTCTCGGCCTTGCATTCTATAAAGAATGTCTTGCCATCTCTAAGCAGCATAAGGTCGGGCATGCCGTTCTTGTTGCATTGTATTATTTTAACTACGTACCAGCCTAGCAACTCAAAATGTCGGATCACTTTACTTTGTAGAATACTCTCTCTCAAGTTCTTTAAGTTTAGGGTTAACCTCTTTAACAAATTTTTGTTTTACCATTATGTATAATGGTTGCTTTTTTTCTTTTGTGGGTAGGGCTTTACGGCCGCGTGTTTCTTTTTTCATGTTATATTTTTGATTTGCTGCAAACTTACTTAAAATAAATTTAAAAAAAAAGTTTTTTATTTAAAACAAAATACTATATTTGCAATGTCGTTATAAAACAAACGACTTTAATTTTATGGCATTAACAAATTTAGGAGGTGTTAACACAACTTACCTCAACGTTGCTGACGGCAACCTAGTACGCCAACACAAGCAACCAAACGAGCGCACATCGGAGCGCTTAACAAAAACCGGGAAGCTAGTTTATGAAGAGCGTTTTAAGGATCTTACTGCAAAGCTAGAAACTATCAACACGCGTACGAATGACTACGGCACACAATGGCAGCTACATTTTACGGACGGCGACGATAGCTATGTAGTTAGCTTGCCATACTCTAGTCGTTACGCATCAAGCTTTTTAAAAGCTTTGCCTAACGTAGACGTAAATAAAGTATTACGTTTTATGCCATGGGCCATGAAGGACAAGCTTGACGCAACTAAAACTATTACCGGTATTACTTTATACCAGGACGGAGAAAAGATTGCACCGGCTTACACCAAAGAAAATCCTAACGGCTTGCCGCAAATGACTAAGATAAAAGTTAAAGGCAAGGAGCAATGGGATGATAGCGACATGATGCAATTTTTAGAGCAAACTACTTTAAAGCTATTTGCAGACAAAAACGATAATAATATTGTCTTAGACGAAGACGAAACACCTTTTTAGTTGGTGATTATTGGTTAGCGGTTTGTGGCTTCCGTACAAAAAGCCACATTTTTATAAACCAATAAATAAAATTTTATGCCAGTAGTAAAAATAACTAGCGAAACAAATTTAATTCATAACGATACAAGGTATTTTATTCGTATTGACGGCAAGTTTATACAAGGCTTTGACACCTTAGAGAAAGCCGAAGAGGTAGCAAACCAAATAGCGTCACACGGAGGCAAAGAAAAAACCGAGGAAATCACCATAAAAGAAATTATATGTTAATCAAAAACCTAGTATCTAACCAGCTTACTTTTAAAGACGGCCGTTTTTATACGGACGAAAACGGCAACTATTTTCCTAGCGCAACTACATTGCTTGAGGCATACCCAAAGCCGGCGCAGTTAATTATGTGGATGAAGGAGGTAGGATCTAAAGCCGACGAAATTAGAGACGCAGCCGGCAAGCGCGGATCTGCGGTGCATCAACTTACCGAAGACTATGACCAAGGCATTGAATGTACTTTGCTTGACGAATACGGCAAGCCTAAATATAGTCTTGACGAATGGTCTATGTTTGAGCGTTACGTAGAATTCAGCACTAACCATAAGCCGGAGCATCACTTAATTGAGCAAACCTTTATAGGCGGTGGCTTAGGCTTTGCCGGCACTATTGACCGCGTTTGTACTATTGATGGTAAGAGTTACGTGCTTGACATCAAGACAAGCAACGGCATCTATAATAGCTATTGGTTGCAGTTGGCAGCTTATCGCGAATTATATAACGCAAGCGTAAAGCATGGCTCCGGTATGCCGGACATTGACGGCGTGGCTATCTTATGGCTTAATGCTAAAACCAGGACTTTTGGCAAAGGCGGTGTAATACAAGGCCCAGGATGGCAAATGGTTACGGAAATGGATACCTCAAAACAATGGTCTTTATTTCAAGCCGTCCAACAATTATGGCATGCCGAACATGAAGGCGACAAGCCAAAAGAATTTAGTTACCAACTTTCTCATAAAAAGTAATAACTTTATACCATGACAACCAAAAGAAAACGATTATATTTTGACATTGAAACCAGTGCGAATATCGGTTTCTTTTGGCAAAGTGGTTTTAAATTAAATATCGGGCCGCAAAATATTATCAAAGAGCGTGCTATTATTTGCATTTGCTATAAGTGGGAAGATGAAAAAGAAACGCACTCGTTAACCTGGGATAGTAAGCAGAACGATAAAAAAATGCTTGTTGAATTTATTAAAGTCTTAAACACCGCCGACGAAACAATAGGACACAACGGCGATAAGTTTGACCTTGCCTGGGTGCGCACTCGTTGTTTGTTTCATGGTATTGATATGTTTCCAAGTTATACAACGATTGACACGCTAAAGGTTGCACGCAGTAAGTTTAAGTTTAATAGTAACAAGCTTAATTATATCGCGCAGTACTTAGGTATCGGACAAAAGATTAAAACCGAATTTGATTTATGGAAAGACATCGCCTTGCATAACGACCAAAAGGCTTTAGACAAAATGGTTAAGTATTGCAAGATGGACGTAATACTTTTAGAGAAAGTGCATAAGCTTTTAAATAATCACATACCGGCTAAGACGCACTTTGGCGTTATCTTTGGTCAATATAAAGGCACATGTCCGGAGTGTGGATCGGATGATATACAAAAACATAGCAGACAAATTTTAGCAAGCGGAACCATTAAAATAATTTACAAATGCAAGACGTGTGGGAAGCATCACCGCAAGACGGACAAGTAGGTGGCGATCATTATAAGATTTATAAAATACAACCTACCGAATTTATACACACAAATAGTATTCCTTTTATTGAGGGAAATATTATTAAGTATGTTATGCGACATAAAAATAAAAACGGCATAGAAGATTTAAAAAAAGCAAAGCATTACATTGACCTATTAATTCAACTAGAGTATGAGACTACCAAAGTTATTTAACAAAATGAAAATATCCGAACAAGAAACCTGGCTTACTAATAAGCTAGCCGAGGTGCATAGTATTGAAATTGAAATAAGACGTTATCTTGCTAAGGTGCGCGGCGGTCAAATCATATTTACACCTAGTGACCAAATAGATAGGCTTGACGAAATAGAATTAAAAAAGGATGCTTAAGATTAAAATAATATATCGCAAGCTGGGTAGAGAACAAGCGCATGGCCTTGCCAGTAGCGATGGTGTTATTGAAATTGATGAACGTCTAAAGGGTAAAAAGCACCTTGAGATTTTAATACATGAAATTTTGCACTTACAATATCCGCGCAACTCGGAGGCTACCATAGTTAAAAACTCCGTTATGCTTACGCGCATTTTATGGAGGGAGGGTTATAGGCGTGTGGATCAAAAAGAGGACGAGCCGCTACAAGACGGCTTAATATAACATTGGATTGCCTTTGACCAATTAAATATGATTAGGCAAAAGGCCGGTAAAAAGTTTTAGTAATTACGGGTATGCCGGCCTTATCTTTTATCGTATCAATATGCGTATAAATACGGATAAATACGCATAAAGTAAAGGTA